CCACAAGGAACCTGATCCCATGGCCACCAACAATGCCGATTACGCGTACCATCCGCCGTCCGGCGCCGCCTACAAGCCGCCAGACGCTGATCCAACAATGGAGGGGCAGCCGCCCAATCAGGACGCCGAGACACACGACGTTGTTCGTGATCAGAGTCGACTCGGCGGCGTGCGCGCGCTGAACCTGCCAGATCGAGGAGCCTGATCCCATGGCCAAGAAACACCCCGGCGACGACGGCGATTGGTGTCTCGACTCGGCCTCGCCTGAGCCGATGACCATCCGCGAACGCCTCAACACGCTGCTGACGCCGCCCGATCCCGGCTGTGTCCGCGTGATGGAGGCCGAGGAAGCGTTCCTCCGCTCCGTCAAGCCGTTCACCACGAAACGGTTCACCGACCGCCGGCCGATCCCGGGCCGTGACAAGCTGATCCCGTGAAGAAAGAGGACACGGCCACGGCGGCGCGGCACGCCATCTACAAAGCTGGAACGGCGACCCGCCAACAGGTGGCAGACGGCACGATCGGCGAGGAGTCACTGAAGGCCAAGGGGTTTGTGAAGAGCCCCGAGACCGGCGACTGGCGCCGGTTGCCTGCCGTGAAGGTTGATGCGCAGACCTTATTCGAATGCCTCTTGGTCGGGTTCTGATGCCAATAACCACTGGCAATGCACCGAAGGCGCTTAGCGGAGGTACCATGGCAACGCAGCCGAAGAAGTGGATGGCCGGGGTCGTAAAGCATCCCGGCGCGCTTCATGCCGCCCTGGGCGTAAAACAAGGCCATAAAATTCCAGCCAAGAAGATGGCCGAGGCCCGGCATTCCAAGAGCCCGCGCGTCCGTAAAATGGCCGGTCTGGCCAAGGCATTTGCGCACGCCCATCATCCGTAATGGCGATCTACAACTGCTCCGACATGCCGACCATCGGAGCTTTTTTCGACTCGGACGCATTTATCAGGGGCCTATCGGGGCCATTTGGCTCCGGGAAAAGTTCAGCGTGCGCGATCGAAATAGCCCAGAGGGGCGTAGCCGTTCCACGCGGGCCGGACGGTGTTCGGCGCAGTCGGTATGCTGTCGTGAGGTCGACCAGCAAGCAGCTGGAGGACACCACCGAGCGTACATGGCTGAGTTGGTTTCCACCCCACCAGTTCGGCGACTGGACACCATCGAAGCACAATTACACGATCCGCAACCTGAAAGGGGAAGGTGACGACCGGGGCGCCGAGGTCGAAGTGCTCTTCCGCGCGCTGGACCGGCCCGACCAGATCCGCGATCTTCTGTCGCTCGATCTGACCGGCGCCTGGGTGAACGAAGGGCGCGAGACGCCCTGGCAAATCATCGACGCATTGCAGGGGCGCCTTGGCCGATATCCCCGCCGTCAGGACGTTCCGGTGTTCTGGTCCGGCTTGTGGATGGACACCAATCAGCCTGACGTTGACTCAGAATGGTTCAAGTTTTTCGAGGAGACCGACCATTCCGAGGCGGTCGCGAAGTTGGCCAAGGTTCCGGATTTCACGGGTCTGACCGTCGAGACGTACCGGGCGTTGTTCAAACAGCCATCCGGCCTGTCTGCCGCGGCGGAAAATCTTCGGAACCTGCCGCCCGGGTATTATGAACGTCTCGCCATTGGGAAGAGCCCGGAGTGGATCCGGATCTACATTCACGGCGAATATGGCTTCGAGATGGACGGAAAGGCCGTCTGGCCGGAGTATTCGGATGATATTCAAAGCCGATCAGGAATCTGCCGATCGTCCGTGGCTGGGATAGCAGCGGCCTGACGCCGGCATGTGTGTTTACCCAGATCACGCCGCGCGGCCAGTGGATCGTTTTTGACGAGATCGTGGCTACTGAGATGGGCGCTACCACGATCGGTGAGGCGGTGCTCGACCATAGCGCGCGGTATTATCCGGGCTTCGAGTTCTGGGACGTTGGAGATCCGGCGGGTATGTCGCGCTCGCCCACCGACATGCGGACCTATTTCGACGTGCTGCACGCGCTCGGCATTCCGATCGAACCGGCCATTCAGACCCTGGAGATCAGGCTTGAGTCAGTTCGTAAGCCGCTCCGTATGCTGAAAGAGGGGCGCCCGCAATTCGTGCTGCACCCGCGCTGCAAGATTCTTCGGAGAGCCTTTCTCGGTGGATATCACTACAGAAAACTTCGAATTACCGGCGATCGGTTCACGACGGTCCCAGACAAGAATTCATTTTCTCATGTGGCGGACGCGCTGGGATATGCCGCCACCCGGGTGTTCGGCTCCGGCATCCTGACTGGGCCGCAGTTTGATGCGGCACGGCAGAGAGATTACGAAGGAATATCAGCGGGCCGACGCTCGACTGTCACGGGATCTTAGGAACCTCGTCCAAATTCCCCGTGAAGGCGAGCTGCGGCCTATGTTCAGCGTGTGCCATGCGTTGAATGTGCGCAGAAACCGGAAGTCTGACTTTGGTCTGGGCCACCAAAAAAGCTCACCCGTCTCTGAGTTGTATTCGAGACGGTTGCGTAGGTCTTCCTGAGAAGGTAATGATCGGACAGCCATCTTTTCCTCCAGGCAAGGAATTCGTGGTCAGGGGCGGTCTGGCGGTTGCACGCCGGGCCGTCCTGCATTCTACTACGAAAACGATACCGAACAAGGATGAACTGATGCCTGATGAAATCGAAGACGAGCCGTTGAACGGTCTGGGCACCCTGGCCCCGGTAAAGTCCAGTCTTTTGCTGTTCAAGGCGCGCGGCACATGCGCCGGCTGTGAGTTCAGTGCCAAGGAAGGCGTCGATCGCGTCTGCCGGTTCGAGCCGCCTGAGGTCTTCATGTTTCTGGTCCCAACGATGGTGCCCGGGACGCGTGGGCCGCAACAAGGTCTCTCGCCGCAATCGTTCACGCAATTTCCCATCGTGCAGGATGGCCAGTGGTGCGGTAGGTATGAGGACAGGGCGTTGCGGTGATCATGGTCCCGCGCATCACCGGTGAACTTGTGCGGCTGCGCCAGGCCAATGCGGCGACTGCCGGCGGACCGCTCGCTGAAGTACCGATTGACGTTGAACTCACTGTGTTCGAGCAGTACCCGCCGGCACTGCGGTGCGCGTTCAATGAAACCGCGACCAAGGTGAATTGCCTCGCGTTCGTCGACCACTACAACTGGGCGGTCCGGCAGGGCTTCAGTTATGAGCCGACGTTGCGCAAACTCCACGATATGGAACGGAACGAGATTGCGGTGTTTGCCGGCCAGTTCCGCGCTCAGCATAAGTGTGATCTGCCTCACACTGCCGCTGGCGCCACGGTGCAGCGTTACGGCGACCTTGGGCCGAGCCGTCATCCGCCGCGGCGAACCGGAAAACCGATCCTTCAAAGGCGCGCCAGAAAACGCCGCTTTCGGAACTATGTCCCGGCTGTGATAGAGATGTCGGCCTGACCACGGAGGTCTACCGCCGATGAGTGCCACGCTCGCCCCACCGCCGCCGCCGAACGGCATATCCTCTATCGCGGCCCTCGCCGGCGGGACCGGTGCGTCCCCGCCCATCTCCTCTGAGCCTGATGATCATCCCAATCCAGAGTTACGCGATCAACTGACGCGCTGGGTTGGCATGAAGAACATCGCGGCCGATCCCGACGACAATATGGAACCGAACCCGGAGATCGGTGACGATATCGCGCGCATCGCGGCCCGGGTGCGCTCTGACTATGACATCGACGAACTGAGCCGGGCCGACTGGCGCGAGAAATATCGCAAGTGGCTGGACTGCGCTTTGCAGGTCACTGAGCACAAAACCTATCCATGGCCTGAGGCGTGCTTTTCACTCGATACCGATGTTCTGACCGATTCGGGTTGGAAGCAAGTCGCCGAGATCGCCATCGGTGAAAGGGTCCTCAGTCGCGCGCCATCCGGTGCCGCGGCATTCTATCCGGTGACCGAGCGCCATCGGTTCACGGCTCTGTCAATGGTGCATTTCACCGGTAAGAGCATCGACCTGATGGTGACGCCGAACCACAGGATGTTGGTCGAGAGCAAGTTCGGCAAGCGGAAGAAGCAGCATTTCATCGAGGCGGGGCGGTTCTTGGAGGAGCGTCTGGCATTTCGATACATCCCGCTTACGTCGCAGTGGACGGGCGACCCCCTGTCGGAGATCCATGGGGTAAGTGCGGAGGCGTACGCGCGATTCCTGGGTTGGTACATCTCCGAGGGCTCGGCCTTCACTGGACACAATACCCACACATTGAAGGATGGAACTTTCAGGGATTATGGAAAGAGTCCGAGCAGCTTCGCTATCGCGCAGAGCCAGACCGCCAACCCCGTAAAGTTCGAACGCCTTCGGCACGACATCGAAGCCTGTAGGTTCACCTGTAAAGCCACGCCCACCGGTTACATCGTTCATGCCAGGTCGATGCCCAATGCTGCGAAAGACGAACTTAGATCGCTTGGTTTATCACACCAGAAACATGTGCCTGATTACCTGCTGACAGCGTCCGTTCCGGTACTCAAGGCCCTCCTTGATGGCCTGATGGCCGGTGATGGCTGCATTCGGGAACGCAATGGAAAGGAGGAAAGCTGGTCCTATTCTACTGTTTCCCGCCGGTTGTCCGACCAGATGCAGGACATATGTCAGAAGATTGGCTGGCGCGCGACCGTGGCGGAAAGAGCGGCGGTCGTCGGAGGGGTAATCAACGGGCGGCAAATCACCGGGGCTCAAACTTGCTACCTGATCGCGATCAACCGCAAGTCCCGTATCCAGGTCGTTAAAATGGACCGGCAAGCGGTCTTTGGACCATGCGAGGTCGCCTGCGTCACCGTCGAACCGCACCACACACTCTATGTGCGCCGCAACGGCAAAGCCCTCTGGTGCGGCAACTCCAATGTCATATATCCGCTGATGACGACGGCGGCCATCCAATTTGCCGCCCGCGCTTACCCGGCGATCATCCGAGATCGCAACGTCGTCAAGGGCACCGTCATTGGCGACGACAAAGGCGTGATCAATCCGGCGTTTGTGCATCTGCTACAAGCCGCGCACGCGCATGATCAGGCGATGGCGCAGCAGCAACAGCAGGGAGGGCAGCCACCGCCGGGCGGCCCGCCTCCTGGCGCTCAACCCCCAGGCCCTGGTCCTATGCAGCAGTCAGGACCGGCCGCGTCGCCTCAGCCGGGTCCCGGAATGCCGCCGCCAGGACAGGCCGGCCCCGGTATGGGGCTCCCGGCGGGGATGCCGCGGCAGTGGCTGGAAGAGCCCGGGGCAAAGCAAAAGCGAGCGCTCCGCATCGGCCGGCACATGAGCTGGCAGCTTCTGTTCGAACAAGAGGAATGGGAACCGCAGACCGACACGCTTCTGGTGGCACTCCCGATCGTCGGCACGTATTTCCGCAAGTCCTACTACGATCAAAGCCTCGGCCGGAACGTGAGCGAGACTGTCGACGCACTGGCGCTATGCGTGAATTATTACGCCAAGAGCTTTGAGACATCGCCTCGAAAAACAGAGTCGATCCGGATGTACCCGGACGAAATCGAGACAGCGATCCGCTCCGGTCTGTTCATTGATTGGGACGGTGACGGTGCGCTGGCCTATGGCCATGACAGCGGCGTCACCATGGAGGACGAGAAGCGGCGCGATCCCAATAGCCAGCAGGAC